GGGAAGCCGCCAAATCCTTAGCACAAAAAATCAAAGATTTTCAGGAAGGGAAAAAATGACCGCAAGACGACATCCACACCTCAATCGGCCGACAGGCCTCTACGTTCGATCTGGATGGGAACGCGTTCGTACAGTAACGCCAGTTTCCTCAGAATCGAAAACCGTTGCCTCTCTCGGCAACGACACAGACGTTAATCAAATCGTCGCCCGGTTCGCTCGAACCGGAATCATGCCCCAGCCACAAAAGGAGGCCCAATGGGCTGACGTATCAAACCTGCAGGGCAAAGACCTCACAGAGCTCATAGAACAAGCTCAAATAGCTAGAGAAAATCTAGCAACAATCAATCAGGAGAAGGATCGGCGCTTAAAAGAGGCAGCAGAAAACGCGAACAATCAAGAAAATCAAAATACAGAACAAAACGCGCAACCAGCTGCCCAACCAGACGCGCCCGAATAACCTTCTCAATAAAAAACAAAAAAGGCCCCTAGGGGCCTTTTTAATGTGCGAAGCACATATAAGCGAAGCGAAACCAATGAAAAAAAATCATCCAGAAATAGAATTATCAGAATTCGCAAAATCCTATTTTGCAAAATACAAAACCTCACTCTCTCAACATCGTAGCCCCCCAGGGGCGTTCGCTACAGATACCGACCGCCAGGTCACTAAAAATCAGGGGGTTGACAGACCCCCCCAAAAATCAATACCCTACCAGGGCGGAAAGCCACTTGGTCCTTTCCGCCATAGTGAACCAACAGTTCACGAAAAAAACCACTAAGGAGCATCAATATGATGAGACGCAGAGCAGGCAAGCCGGGCCGGAGCTTCAAACGGACCGCAATGCCTCACAAAAAGAACATGCCAAGCCATATCCGCCAGCGCGGTGGAATCAGATTGTGATTCACCCCCGCTACGGCGGGGGATCTTTTTGAAATGGCCTGCTTCTATCTTCGACCAGCATGGCGAGAGAAGCAGCCAAACCACAACGGGAAGTATCCAATTACATTTAGCAGAAAGGGATCTCAGATGGATCCTGACTTCTATATCCCGTGTGGAAAATGCAAAGGGTGCGCAGCAGACAAGTCCAAAGAGTGGGCAGTCAGAATGACCCATGAAGCTACCGAATATGATCGGAATTGCTTCGTAACACTCACATACGCGGATGCACCCGATGCAATCAATAAGGACCACGTCAAAAAATTCATCCGCCTACTTCGTAAGGAGTCATCCAGGCCGATCAGGTATTTCGCCTGCGGCGAATACGGTGAAAAAACACACAGACCCCACTATCACGCGATCCTCTTTAATGAGGATTTTCGCGGTGGGGCTTACAATATTAATGACGAGCTGTACGGCAACCCATTCCTTTCTCATATCTGGGGAAGAGGAAATGTCAGTATTGCAGACTTCAGCCACGCAACAGCGTGCTACGTCTCAGGATACGTCGCCAAAAAAATCGGCGATCCAGATACATTTCAATTGCAAAGCAGAAAACCCCCATTAGGATGGAAATGGGCAATGAAACATCAGGAGGAATTACAAAACCTAGAAACCATAGTCATAGAGGGTCGGCAATATCCGATCCCCAAAAAATACTTCGAATGGTTCGACTCAACAAACTTCCGCCCAGGTCGCGTCGATCTGGACGGAGTAAAAGAAAACCGGCAGAACTTCAAAAAGCCGGTAACTCATGAAATCCTTCGAAGCAGACAAATAAATCACGAGGGCAAAGCCCAATTAAAGGATCACAAAATATGAATAAGCAACGCTATATGTTCCAATTCATCAACCACAAAAACGGCTCACGTTCAGAGCCAATCGTCGCAGATTGGGAAAAACTCAAAACCACGTTAGACGACAATCAAAATTCAATCGACCAGGACAACTACATTCTGCTGGTCGCTCTCCTCGATCCAGAAGATCAGGAAACAATGGTCATCCCAAAGACACCACTTATCAAAATCAGCTCATTTCTTGAGATGTACAAAAAAACCCGCGAAACAGAGGAAATAAATAATGGCTGAACGAATCGTGCAACAACCGGCAACTGTGAAAGCTCAGGAGCATTTCACAAATCTGCCGTCAGCCGATGTACAACGATCAACGTTTGATCGCTCACACGGCTACAAAACCACACTCGACGCCGGCAGGCTTTATCCGATCCTCGTTGACGAGATCGTGCCCGGCGACACATTCCAGGTAAACACAACACTATTCATGCGGCTCGCAACGCCGCTCAAACCCGTCATGGACAACATGACAGCAGACCTTCACTTCTTCTTCGTGCCCAATCGCCTAGTATGGGATAACTGGCAATTCTTCATGGGAGAACGAAAAGATCCCGAAGACGATCCGACCACAGTAACCATTCCCAAAGTCAGCATCGATTGCTCAGCAATCGCAGGAACAACTGCCGATTACATGGGAATCCCAACCACAGACATATCCTCAACAATACAAGTCACAGATCTTCCATTTCGTGGCATAAATCTTATTTACAACGAATGGTATCGTGACGAAAACATCGAAGATTCATTCGATGTACCGACGGACAATGGAACTTTCATTGGTCCGGTCCAGCCGCCACGGCGCAACAAAAGGAAAGACTATTTCACTTCGGCACTTCCATGGCCGCAAAAAGGTGATCCGGTATTCTTGCCCCTGGGCACTACTGCCCCAGTGGTATCATCAAGAACCGGGCGCCCAACATTCCAAAATACATCCGCAGAACCATTCGGATCATTAACTCAACCAGTAGGCGGTGCACTCAACGCGGGATGGGAATTCGATCCTGCTACAGGAGCAGCGGAAGATGCGATCTGGGACGATCCCCATCTCGATGCCGACCTCACAACCGCAACCGCGGCAACAATCAACGATATTCGGACCGCATTCCAAATCCAGAAATTGCTTGAGCGCGACGCGCGAGGCGGAACCCGATATATCGAAATCATTCTCAACCACTTCAATGTTCAATCACCGGACTTCAGACTCCAACGACCGGAATACCTCGGAGGCGGCAGTGGAAATATCACCATCAATCCAGTGGCACAGACAACTCCAGTCGGCGCTGCGCCGGGTGACACTCCACAGGCAAATCTTGCAGCTACAGGAACCGGTGTTATTAAAGGAGGATTCACGCACTCATTCGTTGAACATGGCTATATCATCGGCTTCGTCAGTGTCCGAGCTGACCTCACATATCAAAATGGCCTCGAAAAAATGTGGTCCCGGTCAACCCGGTACGACTTCTACTGGCCTAGCCTTGCGCATCTTGGGGAGCAGCAAATCCTTAATCAGGAACTCTGGGTCTCTGACAGCGGTACTACCAACGCTGAAACCTGGGGCTTTCAAGAACGCTACGCCGAATATCGCTTCAAGCCCGGTAGAATCACCGGAAAAATGCGATCAAACGACGTCGAAAGTTTAGATATCTGGCACCTCGCCCAGGACTTCGACACGCTCCCAGGACTCAACCGCACATTCATTGCTGAGAACCCCCCGATCGAGCGAATCATCGCTGTACCCTCAGAACCACAATTCATCGTAGATGGATGGCACTCAATGATCTGCACACGCCCAATGCCGGTCTACTCAGTACCCGGCTTAGTGGATCACTTCTGATGCCGTTCGCACCAGCAGCAGCAGCAGGAGCATCAGCAGGACTCCCGGCGATCTCGTCGGGGCTCGGCTCAATCATAGGAGGCGGACTAGGAGCCATTGGCTCCTTCTTCGGTGCAAAATCATCAGCAAAACAAGCAAAGAAACTCGCAAGAGAACAGATGGCATTTCAGGAACGAATGTCGAACACCGCCTATCAACGAAGCGCAGACGATCTAGAGGCCGCAGGATTAAATCGAATCCTGGCCCTTGGATCTCCCGCCAGTACGCCCGCAGGCGCAATGGCACCAGTACCCAACTATGGAGACGCATTAGCAACTGGTGCAAAAACAGCCTCGGAATCAATGACGCAACGCGTCCAAAGACAAAACATTCAGGCTCAAACCAGTCAGGCATCTTCAGCCGCTGGAGTAAACAAAGCCAGAGAAGCACAAATCCAGTCTCAAACAGTAATACAAGACGCAATAGCCAAAGCAGTCTCGACCGGCCAAGCCGGGATCGAGGAGCTTGGCAAACTACTAATCAACCCAGACTCAGTCGGATCAACAGTGGAAGCACTCAAAGAGGGCGCAGCAAAAGCCGGTAGCTCAGCTAAAGGCGTCCTCGATATGTCCGACAAATTCTGGCAAAAAAGAAATCAATCAGTTAAAGAAACAGCAGAATATCTGCAGAAACACGGCGAGCTCACATGGGAAGCCGCCAAATCCTTAGCACAAAAAATCAAAGATTTTCAGGAAGGGAAAAAATGACCGCAAGACGACATCCACG